TTAAGAGAGCGTGGACTAGCTGCGGCTGCTGGGGCTGATGACCGTATCGGTTGGTTTGAATGGTCTGCCGAACCTGGTTGCGATATCCGCGACCGTAAAGCATGGGCGCAAGCAAATCCTAGCCTTGGTCACACTATTAGCGTTGAAAACCTTGAAACTGCCATGAGCGATGATGAGTCGATTGTGCGCACAGAATTACTTTGCCAGTGGGTTTCAGTGGTCAATCCAGCGATCAGTGCTAGCAACTGGGCTGCTGCTGCTAAACCAGATCTAAAACTAAGTAAAGAGCAAGATACTTGGATGGCGATCGATCTCTCACCAGATAGGCGAGAAGTTGCACTAATCGCAGCGCAACAGAATGGGGACGAAATCAATGTCGTGTTATTGCAAACCTGGACAAACCCGGTCAACCTCGATGCCAAGCAAATTGCCAACGATATCGCCACTTGGTATCGCAAATTCCCCACTCAAACCGTGGCGTATTCTCGTCAGACATCGGGCGCTGCTGCCGCTTTACTTACGCCAGCAGGTATATCGACAACGCCTATCGATGGCGCACTTTATGGTCAGGCTTGCGATGAAATGTTGTCCGCCATCACTTCGGGCAGGCTCCACCACCCAGACCAAGACGAATTCAACAGACAAGTGTTGTCAGCCGTAAAACTACCGTTTAAAGACGGCGGTTGGTACTTAGGACGTAAAGTCTCGAACGCGACAATCTGCGCAGCCGTTGCTATGGCTATGTGTTGCCACTTTGCAACTCGCCCAGAAAGCGAAGTTGATATCATCATCGGATAAATCGGACATAGTGTATAATTAGCCCTTAATGGGACTATTAGACATCTTTAAGACCTCAGCTCCCGAAGTTAATACGGTAGATGTTGAGGCATCGCTTTCACCTTTCAACGTACTTTATCCTTTCGGCAATATGGGCATGGCAACAGTTGTTGCTAATCCGCAAGAAGCCATGTCCGTGCCTTCAGTGGCTCGCGCAAAAGGAATTATCTGCTCAACAGTTGCAAGCCTTCCAAAAGAGCAATACGTAAAGTCAACTGGCGCACACTTGGAGCCAAATCGCTGCATCAACCAACCTGACGCAAGAATACCGGGCGCAGTTGTCTATTCATGGCTCGCATTCGATATTTGGTCACGCGGTGCAGGTTATGGCGTAGTAAATGCACTTTATGCAGACGGTCGCATCCAAGATTGGTCTTACGTTGCATTTGATCGCGTAACACCTCAGTTCAATAACAACATGACCGAAATCATCGGCTACATGATCGATGGACACACAGTTCCGCTTTCAGGCGTTGGTTCAATCATCTACTTCCCAGGATTAGACGAAGGCTTCTTCAATCGTGCAGGCCGCACTATTCGCGCATGCATGTACATGGAGCGCGCAGTTGAGAAGTACGCCAAGACACCAGTTCCAGCGACGATCTTAAAGTCAAACGGTGCAAACTTAACTGCTGAGCGAATTAAGGCGTTGGTTTCAGCCTTTAACCGTTCACGTCAAGACGGAGACTCAACAGCATTCCTTAATGCAGACATCGACATCGAAGTACTTGGTTTCGATCCTTCTAAGTTGCAACTTGCAGAAGCCCGTCAATATATCGCGTTGGAAATTGCTCGCGCTGCTGGCATTCCTGCTTACTTCTTATCAGCTGAGCCAAACTCAATGACTTACTCAAACGCCATTTCAGAGCGCAAGTCCCTAGTCGACTTCTCGCTTCGCCCGGTACTTATCGCAATCGAACAACGCCTATCACAGCCAGACTTTGTACCTGCTGGCACAGTTATTCGCCACGATTTAGATGATTTCTTGCGTGGCGATCCACTACAACGCGCACAGGTTTACGAAATCCTAAACCGCATCGGTGCGATGTCAGTAGAGCAAATTCAAGAGGAAGAAGATCTAATCAACAATGGAAATTAATTTCTCAATGAACGTAGTCGCAGCAGATGCGGCAAAGCGTGAAATTACTGGCCGCGTCGTTACTTGGGGCGAAAAGGGTTACACCTCAGCAGGTGAAACAGTATTTGAGCCTAACTCAATCAAGTTTGGCGGCAAGACAAAGCTTCTGCTCGAACATGAGCGCACTCGCCCAATTGGCACACTAAAGTCTTACGAAATTACAGACGAAGGCGTTGAAGCAGTATTTCACGTAGCCAAAACAAGCGCAGGCGAAGATGCGCTAGTTGAAGCATCAACTGGTCTACGCGATGGATTTAGCGTCGGCGTAAAGGTCGATGCCTGGAATAACAATGACGGCGTAATGCATATTACTGCTGCCAAATTAATCGAAGTTTCGCTGGTCACTGACCCTGCGATTGCGTCAGCGAAGGTATCAACCGTCGCGGCGTCTGAAAACACCGAGGAAGTTCCAACAGAGGAAGTTCCACTAACCGAAGGAGAAGGCCTAGTGTCTGAAACCGTTTCAGAGGCAACCGTTACCGAAGCGGTCGAAGCCTCAAAGCCAGAAGTAATTGCAGCAGCTCCATCTGCTCCAGTTGCTTACTCAAAGCCACGCGTAAACACTGACGTAACAGCAGGACAATACGCAATGGCACAAATCTCAGCAGCACGTGGCGATGCAGATGCTCGCGATCTTGTTGCTGCTCTTCAGGTTGCAACCGTTGCTGAAAATACCGGCATGGTTCCACCAACATACCTACGCGACGTAATCGGAGTCATCGACTCAGCACGTCCATTCATTTCAAGCATCGAAACAGCACCACTACCTGCATCAGGCATGAAGATCTTCACACCTAAGCTTGGCGCACAGGCAACAGTTGCAGTTACAGCAGAAGGTGCTGAATTCTCATCAACAGATACAGCAGTAACATTCCAGGAAGATGCAGTAGTTAAGTTTGCTGGCGCTGGCAAGATCGATGTCGAGCTTCTCGACCGTTCAGACCCATCATTCCTTGACTTGTATCTCCGCGAGTTGGCTGCATCATATGCTCAGAAGACAGACGCATACGCAGCACAGATCGCATCACAGAACGCAACACAATCTTCAGCAGCAACAATCTACGGCGCAATCGCCAAGGGTATTGCTGACTCATACGGCGTAATGCGCTTCACACCAAACCGTTTGCTCGTTGCAAACACAGGTGGAGAAGATGGCATCGACTTCGCTGGACTTCTTGGCGCAGTTGACTCAACAGGCCGCCCAATCTACGCAGCTGCTGCACCACAAAATGCAAACGGCCTCGTAACACAGGGATCAACAGCAGGCACAGTTGCAGGTCTTGGTCTAGTAGTTGACGCTAACTACACAGGCGATGACGCAAATGCAAAGCATGCACTTGTCTACCCATCAGCAGCAATGCGCTTCCATGAAGGATCACGCATCGAACTACGTGCAAACGTCGTTGCAAATGGTCAGGTTGAAATCGGACTCTACGGATACGTAGCAGTTGTCAACCGTTACCCAGCAGCGTTCCGCAAGCTAAACGTAGCCTAATCAATCGTGGGGGGCGGCTGCTCCCGGTCGCTCCCCACCTCAAAGTAGAAAGCAGGAGAAATGCCCTCAATAATTACCGTAGCGCAGTTGCGCTCAGTGCTTGGCGTTTCTTCTGCTCTCTATTCTGATGCTTATCTAGCAGATATTGTGGACACTAGCGAGCAGGTAATCTTGCCGCTTCTTAACACTTTCTCTTCACCAGTTTCAAAGGTTAAACTAGAAAGCAACGTTGCAACATTTACTACCACTTTGGTTCATGAATTTACAGTAGGCCAGAGCGTAGTAATCACAGGATGCGGCGCACCTTTTAACGGCACTCACACAGTGCTAGACACAGAGATCACAGACTTTACTTTCCAGGCTGCAATCACAAATGCAGACATCGATGAAAAGAACATCATTCCAGCAGGCACAGCAACCCTTTCTGGCGCTTCTACTTATGTAGGAGTTTCAGCCGTAGAAACAGCGGTCACAGTTGTTGCCGTTGAAGTATTTCAATCAATCACCGCACCAGGTGGTCAGATCGAGGGCGTAGACTTTGCCCCAACACCATTCCGCATGGGTCGCAGCCTTTACAACCGTGTATCAGGCCTCTTAGGCGCTTACGTAGACGTTGAAAGCATCGCTCAATAAATGCCATCAACTATCCTTTCGGCAGTACGCACACCACTGGCAACAGCTCTTAACGGAGTTACTGCAAACGTATTTTCTTACGTTCCAGAGCAGATCCCAGTGCCAGCCGTAGTTCTCGTACCGGACTCTCCATACATGGAGTTTGAGACAATCGGCAAATCAGTATTTAGAGCAAAACTCAATTTCACCATAACTTGCTGCGTTGCCTATAACAGCAATCCAGCCAGCCTCGACAACATCGAGCAACTAATCACAAGTGTTGTTACTTCGATCCCTGGCGGATACGAGGTTTCAGCGGTCGAAAGACCAACAGTTACACAGGTAGGCGCTAGCAATTTGCTGGTCGCAGATATTCGCGTGAGTACCTACTACACGCAGACAAACTAAGGAGATCCAAAAATGGCAACAACCGTCATCACTGGACGCGACCTCACCCTGACGATCGCATCATCAAACTACGATGCACAGGCAACTAGCGTCCAACTAGCAAACGCACCAGTTATCGAGACATACCAGACACTCGATGGCAAGGCATACAAGCACACTGACGATCAGTGGACTTTAACAGTTGAACTTCTTGCTGATTGGGGCGCTGCTTCATCACTATTCGAAGCAATGTGGACAGCAGCAGAGTCAGCACCAAACACAACTTTGGCAGTATCATTAACAGCGGTTACAGGTGCAGTATTTGCTTGCAACATCTTGCCAGTGTTCCCATCAGTAAACGGAACAGGCCCAGATGCTCAGACAGATACTTGGACTATGACCGTAGTTGGTACACCAACAGAAACATTTAGCTAAGAGATAGGAAATCGGGAGCATGCAAAAGCAATTAACAATTACATACGGGTCAGGGGATATGGCAACGGTTGTTGCCTATCCGCCTGATTTTGCTAAGTGGGAAAGAGCAGAGAAGAAGTCAATTAGAGAATTCTCAGGCATCTGGGATCTTTTATTTGTCGCTTACTCAGCTCTTAAACGCGAAGCAGGCGGTAAGCCAATGAAGCCTTTCGAGGCTTGGATGGAAACCGTAGTCGACATAGACACGGACTCTGAAGACCCAAAAGTCATCAGCCAGGAAGCGTCAGCCGACTAATAGTTGAACTGGCAATAGCCACTGGGATACCAATGTCTGAGTGGCAAACGGCGGAAGATATTTTAACAGCGATCGATGTACTAAAGGAGCGCAATCGTGGCAAGTGATCCAATCACCTACGATAAGCGAGAACTGCGCTCAATTATTACAGCGTTCAAAGCCATGGATGCTCAGGCAGTTGAAGAAGCTAAACGAGAGTCCTCGGCGCTTGCTGAATATGCAGCGGGTGAGATTAAGCAAACAGCAGCGACACGTCAAGTGTCCGGTACTGCTGCTCGCAGAATTGCAGACGGCGTTAAGATCTCAAAGACTTCTAAAGTCGGTGAATTCAGTTATGGATTTGCTCGGCAAAAGTTTTCTGGTGGCGGTTCAACCTTAGACCTGCTTTACGGCATGGAATTTGGTTCAAAGCAGTACAAGCAATTCCCAACTCGGACACCAAGGCAGGGTCGAGGCAATAGCGGATATTTCATTTATTCGACTTTGCGCAAGATCCAGCCAGAATTGATCCGCAAATGGGAAAGCGCATTTGATCGCATTTTGAAGGAGTGGGACTAATGGCAGGCAATAGAACGCTGAAGTTATCCATCCTTGGCGATGTCGATAATCTAAAGAAGAGCCTAGATACTGGCTCAAAAGACGTTCAATCGTTTGGCGATAAAGTCAGCGAGTTTGGCAAGAAGGCTGGCGTGGCATTTGCCGTTGCTGGCGCAGCTGCCGTTGCCTATGCTGGCAAGTTAGCCGTAGATGGCGTTAAGTCTGCCATCGAGGATGAAGCAGCCCAAGCCAAGTTAGCCAATACTTTAAAGAACGTTACAAACGCAACCGATGCCCAGATTAAGGCAACTGAAGATTATATTCTTCAGACTAGCCTTGCCACTGGCGTTACCGATGAAGAACTTCGTCCATCGCTTGATCGTTTGACCCGTGCAACCAAAGACGTTGACAAGGCTCAGCGTTTACAGACCTTAGCCCTTGATATTGCGGCTGGTAGTGGCAAAAGCCTTCAGCAAGTCACAGAAGCCCTTTCAAAGGCTCAAGAAGGCAATCTGGCAGGCCTTGGCCGCCTAGGTGTTGGTCTTGATAAGGCTGAACTTAAAACCCTTTCATTTGACCAGATCACCGCAAAACTTGCTGGCACTTTCGAGAACCAAGCATCAAAGCAAGCAGATACATTTCAAGGAAAGTTAGCCCGTTTGCAGGTGGCCTTTGATGAAGGCAAGGAAACCATCGGCGGTTACATTCTCACAGCCATCACGCCACTTATTGAGACTTTGGTTCAAAAGGTAATTCCAGCAATTGCAGATTTTACTAGTAACCTCGGCGACAAGCTTCGCCCGGTCATAGAATTTTTAACACCAATCATCAATGGCCTTCGATCAGCATTTAACTCAGTGCGTGACTCTTTATCTCGCAATAGCGACGAACTAAAGCCTTTACTTGCCCTATTTAAGGGCATAGCAGAATTTGCTAGAGACGTATTAGCACCAATTCTAAGCAAGACTTTGGGTAAAGCATTTGAGATCGTAGGCGGAGCCATAGGAGCCTTGATCGATGGCCTTGCTCGCGTAGTCTCATTCTTTGACGATCTATACAACAAAATTAAGCGCGTGATCGACATATCAAAGCAAATCGGATCAGCCTTGAACCCATTTGATAACGCTTCATATTCACCAAGTTTTGCAGTGCCTTCAACTGGTGGCATGTCTGCAACTCAGATGGTCAACAACAACATAACCGTAAATGGCGCAATCGATACTGAGGGTACAGCCCGAACCATCATAAACGTACTCAACCAATCAAGTGCTAGAGGCACACTAGGCGCAACCGCTTTGGCGTTCTAAATGGCTGAATACACACCCTCTTGGCTGGTTAAAATCAATGGCTCAATAGTCACTGACGTAACCCTTGCCAATTTGGTCGTAACTTCTGGTCGCACTGATATTTATTCTCAGCCCGTTGCTGGCTATTGCCAGGTGCAGTTGATAAACCTAGATAACTCAAGTTATCCATTCAACGTCGGTACTGGCATGAC